TGGGTCAATAGACATTATAGAACTGCCTCATTTGCTCGTTCGGTATAGAAGTTGCCGCCATATAGCTCTGTAATGCCAGGTCCTGACGGGGAACTGTAGGCATCAGCCACGTTTACACTGTTAATCAAAACTGTCTCTTCGAAGCTGGCGTCTTTATAAGCCAAACTCCACCAAGTTCTACGTGCCAACCTACGGGTTTCTTCCTCAGTAAGGCTGAATGTAGCGGTGTATTCTTTTTCTCCAAAAGGCTCTACGTATCCGCTAGAGTTAGTTACGTCTAGTTCACTTGTGTATTCTGGTGTCTCAAACGTGATTGTCGTTCCATCTACAACACTGGCGACATCAAACGCCTCTAGTAGCTCATCTCCCACGCCCCAGATAAAAATTGACTGACCTTGGTTTAGTCCGTGGGCTTCATCTGTAACCACTGTGACTGTGGTCTGTCCTTCTGTTCTAGCTACAGAAGAGATGTTAATTAGCTCTGGGTTTACGATTGTCAGATTAAATGGACGTACACGATATGTGCTTCCACGCTGATTTAGTAGATTTGCTTGGAAAACTTTGCCTGTAAAGTCCCCTGTAAAAGTTTTTGTGTGCGTAAACGCATATCCCTCATAAGCCAAAAGCTGCTCTGCTTGAGATGGCCATGGCTCTTGAACATCTCCGTAGGTGTTTTTAGGAGTGTCAATTCTGAGAGGCATTGACTTGTCGTCAACCTCCATTGGGCGGTAGTTAGGAATGTGCCTGTTAGTCATCTTTGAGACACGGTTCATGTTAAATACTTCAATCTGGTACATGCCCAGACCTAGCTGTACGCACAGGTCCTTGTACTGCTCACGACGAGAGTCAATCATCTCCATCAACTGACGATACCTCTCAGAACGAGGGATAGTAACTCCGTCAGGAGCAAACACGTTGATATCAAACGCAGCATCTGTAGCTAGCGTGTATAAAGCCAGAGTAGAGGCGTAGAGGGCTACAGGATACTCATCTATGGTTGGCATGGTTTCGATAGTAAACTCACGCCCTAGGCTGTCCTGACGCCTGTGAGAGTGCTGGCTGAAAGCTGTTGTTACGAAGTGGTCGTAGTCTTCGTTCTGAAAGTACCTGAAGTATGTTCCGCTGACCAGCATTACGGCACCAGCGACTGGGATTGAGTCTGTAACCAGAGTTCCAGTAGATTCTTCGATAGAAGAGCTGTCTGAAATGTCAGCTCCGTCTGCTGATACGAACAGAGACTCAGCGTCAACTGGGGAATAGCTTAGGTCAAACCTGTTTGTGGAACCGTCAGCCATGAACTGGACCACAAAGGACTTGCCTTGGTCGCCGAGTTCTAGTCTGACCCTGTCCCTCAGGGAAGCCAAAGTAGCCACAAAACCTCCGATAAATCTTCATATCTATGTTCTCGCATATGGCTTAAATAATCAGCCTTAAAACGAGGAAACCCACCCTGTCGGGAGGAGGGCAATTACCAACAGGGTGGGCTAGGTTTTGGAACGCTGTGCTTAGTTGCCTGGCGTCCAAACATATCCGAGACGCTCTAAATGTGCTGCGAGCTCTCTAGGCACAGAATACTTAACTCCAGCTTTGAAGTTGTAGTTGTTTCCAACACCGAAAGTCATGTCTTCAATGTCAGTTACTGTGCGAATAACTACCTTTTGCTCACCCTGGACTGAAACACCGATTTCTTCGACCTCGTCGATTACAACGGTCTCTTCTTCAGTCTTTGGGTCAAATACCTTTGTTGAAAGTTCTTCCTGCTCCTGTTGACGGGCAGTAGTAATTTCGTCTTTTTCACGCTTCTTGTCCTCTGCAGTCTTCTTTCGAGCTTTCTCTGCAGCGGCTCCAGTAGCGTCCTGTGGATTTACCTGTTCTTTTGGCACTTTGTTTTTCTCCTAATAAATGTTTGGGGTTGGGTGGGGACACAGCTCCGTCCGAAGCAACGCCCCCACCCAAGAGGGGAGGTCTACTAAGCGGTGTAGACCTTGGTGATTGCCTGGTCGGTGATGATACCAAGACCCCAGATGGCGTACCATGCCAGTGCGTGCTCACGACCGAAGTCGAGAACTCCACCGTCACGAAGCTCAACTGGAAGGCTGATAGCGTGTCCGAATGCGTTGTCACCAATCATGATGGACTCGTAGACGTCGGTCTGAGTGGTTCCTGTTGGAGCGGTTGCACCTGGCTCCTCTGGGTTTCCACCTCCACCTGGGTCTGTGTTGTCGCCCACTGGAGCTCTCCAGTAGTCACGCTCTCCACCTGAGAACTCTGGGTAGCCAACTTCGCTACTGACGTCAACGACGGTTCCAGTACCAATCTTCTTGGTCTGAGTGGTCTCGATGAAGACTACGTCGTATAGACGACCAATCTCACCTAGCATGAAGTTACCTGGAGCAGCGTACTTCGTTACCTCGATAAACTCTGGGTTTGAACGTAGGTCACGTGACTGCTTTGGGTGGATGAACTGGACGTAGGTCTCACCTAGCCTTGGGATGTTCTTTGAAGCTAGTGTCAAAGCTGCATCCTTAATAGCACCTGTGGTGAGCTTGTGGTCAGCGGTAACGCCAGCAATGCTGGTTGCTGCTGAACCCTCGTCGTAGAAGCTCTGTGCACCTGAAGAGACGTTTGAGCGGTCGTAACCAAAGACAGCAGAGGTTGCGGCACCTAGGGTGTCACGAGCCTGGATGTCTAGGTACTGTGCCATGTGACGTCCCAATAGACGTGAAGCAGAAGCCATAACGTCGTCAAAGGAGCTGTTTAGGAGCAACTCAGAAACTGCAGTTGCATAACCGTGCTCAGCAACAGAAATTGCAATCTGCTCTGCGGTTAAGGAATCGGTGGTCAAACGTACACCTTCAGTTAGTGGAGTTGGGTCCACTGCGAAGTTCTTGTAACGTAGGAAGTTAACCCTTAGACCAGGAGCAACACCTAGCTCTGTCTTCTTAACAGCGAACTGCTCGAAGCGGAGAATAGGCATAGCCTGGAAAAGAATTTCCTTTGACCACACTGTCTGGATAGCCTGAGACAGCTGAGCGTTTGAACCTGAATATGCGGTAGGTGCACTCGCCAGCTGACTCGAACCTGTAATACCTGAAGCCATGTTGGTTCAGTCCTTTCGGTTGATAGTTGGTTAGTTGATTGATTAACTTGGGCGATTACCCAAACAGGCCCTGTCCGCTGTTGTTGCTAGCATCACCTAGTAGGCGTGCTCTGTTCTTTGCATAGTCTTCCAGTGACATCTCAGAGATGTCGTCAGGTGAGTACGTTCTTTGTTCCGAATCGTTGTCCAGGGGTCCAGAAGCAGGGCTCGTAACACGGGCACCTACCATATCCTTCCGAGTCTGTGTACTCGCCTGAGCAACGGACTCGAAAATCCTATTCGACTTTTCTTTGAGGGCTGAAATTGAGGACTCAATCTCTTCCTCTGAGTTACCCTGAACCAAGTCGATTAGTTCGGGGATAATGTTGTCACGCTCTTGCTCCATGCGACTCTGTCTGTATTGCATCATCTTCTGGAGTTCACGTTCTCTTTCTAGGAGTGCAAAAGCCTTTTCACGCTCTGCTCGTTCAGTCTCAATCTGCTCCATGAGCTCTTGTTCCTTTTTAACGAGTAGTTCCTTAGCGGAAAGCTCTTGTTCCTCTTCCTCCTTTTTCTTCTTTGCGGCTTCAGCATCACGCTTTTTACGCTCTTCTTTACGCTTTGCTTCTTCAGCTTCACGCTCTGATGCTTGCTGCTTCAAAGAATTAAGTTCCTCTTTAAGCTTTTCCACTGTTGGGTAAAGCTTTTCTTTCTCCTGAGCCCTTGCTTTAGCTAGGTCATCTGCTGAGTATGTAACCTCTGCAGGAACCTCTTGCTCTGGTGCGGACTCTTCTACAGGGGCTTCCTGTAGAGTTTCTTCTACTTGCTGATTTTCATCCATAATAAGTACACTCTTTCGTTAGTCTTGGTCGTTCTCCGTATAAGTGTCTCGTGACCTGTTAGTTTCAATACCAGTAGACCTTACTATCTGGTATTTGTCTTTCTAAAAACCTGTAAATTTACAGGTCCTCTTTGTCAACAGTGGTGCGTTTAGGCGTTTGTGGCATATACGCATCTGTTGTCAAAGTCTCTTTTAGTTGCTGCTCTGCTTCGAACTGCATTTGCTCAGATTGAGCTTCCTCTTGTGTTAGAGGTGCGTCCTCACTAGCTGCTCCTAAATCACCGTCTCCAACCATCTCTCCGCCCATCATTGTGGGGTCTATTGGAGTTCCCTGACCGTCTGGACCAACCATCATTCCAGTCATGTCAGCAATCTGCTTTTGAATCTGAACCTTGATTAGGTTGACCGCTCCATCAGACTTAGCGTCTGCAATAAGTTCTTCACGAATTTCAGTGAGCTTCTCTTCTGGGAACTCTTCTCCCAAGTTACGCAAAGCACCAGCTTTAGACTCTAGACCCATAGACATACGCTGTTGTAGCTCGTTTAGTAGCACCAGCTTGTCTAGGGGAAGGGGAGGAGGGAAGTGAGCGTGAGTAATAAACGTCATTGGGTCGTCGGGGTCTAGGACCTCTACTTGCCCTGGTTGTATTGGACCGTCAATCTCTGGGTCGTGCTGCATTACTTCAGGCTCTTTTAAGAATAGAGTCCTGAGCACCAAATCGTTAATTCTTTCAATTCCGTAGCGGTATTGAGCTACTTTGTGAGAGTGCCTGTTCATTAGAGGTTGGAACTGAATAGCTAGGGCAACTCCAGATGTGTTGGAAACAGGCTGAGCTTGACCAAGAGCAGATTCTGGAACGTTCATTAGCTCGTGCATAGAACGCTTCAAGCTTTCAAGGAAGGTCATAGCACCGTTTAGACCGCTTCCTCCACCTTCTAGGTTGAAGACCTGCGAGTCTTTTGGAAGTCCACCCCAGACTTTCTTTGCACCCTTTTCGAGGTTAGAGGCTTTTGCACCAACAATAACGGTAACTGGAGCAGCGTGGTAATTGACAATATCGGCAATATCAGTAGAAATTTCATTGTACGCACGATTCAGGGCAATGATGTCATGAGCATCAGAAAGGCCCCAAGGAGAACCTGAGATAGGAACGTTTGGTATGTGTACAACAGGGATAACGCCCAGCGGGTTAGGTCTCGAATCAATGAGCTCATCGTTGATGTACTCCTCAATCACATCGTCGGTCAGGATTTCAACGTAAGTAAATACTTGCCTAGTTCCTTCAAGGCTGGTTCCCCAGAAACGGTACTTCTGCTTAAACCTAAGTAGACGCAACCTGTCGTGGGGGTGCCACTCTGGGAAACAGAAAGGAGAGTTTAGAGGCAGAACACGAACACGGCCTGGGTGCTCTCTACCAGCTGCATCATCCCAAGGCTCTTCATAAGCAACCTTTACAAAGCAATCTCCAGTAATTCCGCCCAGCTGTGCCATTTCTAGCAGGGTTTTTTCTTTGTTGTTATCTACAGACCAAACTCGCTCTAGGCGTCTAGGTACAATAGCCTCTGTTGCTTCAGGACTTCTAAAGTGAATGCCCTGTCCAAAAGTAAATCGTGCAAGATAGTCCACGAACGCTCTGTAGTAGTTAACGGCAATCTGCATTTCGCCTTGTTCACGACGATAGCCCCAGTGGTGGCCCAAATACATTGCCCAGTTAAGAGAGTATCTGTTCAGCCTAGGGCCGTGAACCTCGAATTCTTCATCAGCAAGCTCTACTAGCCCCAAAGGGGAAATTGAAATAGTGAGGTCAGAAGAAGCCGCCCTATAACTAGGGGGCGAGAAATCGAAGTAAGAACCTGCCATTAGTCTTTATCTTTGTCTTTCTTCATGTGGTACTTGAGAAATCTTTCACGCTTGCTAAGTTTACGCTCTTTATGCTTGTGGTGTGCGTCAAGCCACGCCCTGGCACGTCGTTTCTTATCATTCTCTTCAGCTTGGTCAACAAACCTACCGCCCAGCTCTAAGTACCGCTTGTGAACCCAGTGCGATGCACCTGGAGACGGGTAAACCCTGTACTTTTGTTTTGCCTGGTTAACAACCATAGCGTACAGGTGTTGGTTAGAAGGTGTGTCAGCCATAGAAATCCTTAGGGGAGGTAGCCCCCGTCCTTGTAGAAAGGAAACGACAAAGGGGAAAGACGGGGGCTAAGCCTAATTAGTCGTTGACGACTGTTGGGTTCTGACGAGTGC